CTTGTTACTCCAACTGTGCCTACGTTGCCCGTGGCCGTAACGCCATTATCTTGTTCAGATATAAACGGCAGAAGTGTGCCTACTGAACCCGTGGCTGTGTTGCCAGAGACCGCAATTGTGAGAGAGGGTGTGACTGAACCAACCGAACCCGTGGCTGTGTTACCAGAGACCGCAATTGCGAGAAAGGGTGTGACTGAACCAACGGAGCCGGTACCTGTGACAGCAGTTAACGGCGCTTCATAAGTAATAACGGGCGTAACAATACCGACAGGTGACGTGCCGCCCCAACCACCATAACCCCAGCCGGGGAAGCCCCAACCGTAACCTGCAATGACGCCTGTGAGCGGGGGCGCTCCAACCAGCTGTCCAACCGAACCTGTAGCTGTGTTGCCTGTCTCTGCAATTGTGAGAGAGGGTGTGACTGAACCAACTGAACCTGTGCCTGAAACCCCTGAGATGGCCACTGTCCGTGAAGGCGTGACTGAACCAACCGAACCGGTACCCGTGACCCCTGAGATGGCCACTGTCCATGAAGGTGTGACTGAACCAACCGAACCCGTGGCTGTGTTACCAGAGACCGCAATTGCGAGAAAGGGTGTGACTGAACCAACCGAACCCGTGGCTGTATTGCCAGATATTGCTTTGGTGTTGGATGGCGTTACCGTTCCAACCGAACCTGTACCCGTGACCCCTGAAATGGCCACAGTCCGCGAAGACGTAACAGAGCCAACCGAACCCGTGCCGGTGACTTGCGTAAGCGCTACGTTAGAGGATGAAGACGGTACGCCAGTACCTACGGAGCCCGTGGCCGTGAGCCCGGTCAGTGCAACGGTGGAGGATGAGGATGGTACGCCTGTACCAACAGAACCGGTCGCAGATAAGCCCGTAAGCGCTTTGCTCGTAGACGGAGCAACTGAACCTACGGAGCCTGTGGCGGAAACGCCCGTAGCCGCGACCGTTACGTTGTTAGCGCTAGACGGAAGCGAGGAAAACGGAACACCGGAAAACGGGGCTATACCAAACATGGCCCTCCCCTATCCGGTGTAAAGATTAAGCGATATTGATCAGCGCAGTACCCGCAGCGTTGCTAGGCATAGTCAGTGTAAACGTACCAGCGGTCACAGTCTGAGAACCAAACGTATGAACACTGACAGCTTTGTTTGACTGAGTGCTGTTGTAGATCAACACAGCATCAAACGCGGTAGTCAAAGTCACGGTGCTATACACTAAACTGGCCGAAGGAGTCCAATAACCAGTGGTACCGCCTGTAGTTGGCGCAGTAGCGTTAGTCACTGCGATGCCGCCAGCACTATAGCCTGTACCAGTCACTTCATTAGTCGCGCTGTATGCAGTGGTGGTAGCGTTAACAGTGGCTGAAGCCAAGTACAACGCGGCTTTAAATGTGTCAGCTGCGGTTGTGCCACGCGTAGGAGCAACGCCGAAGTTGTGGGTGCCGGTCAAGATTTCACCCTTGAACGATGTGCACATTGCTTGTGTGTTTGCCATAATTTTTCCTTTACACGATGTCTGCGGCTATGCCGTCAGCAAGTACGTTCTTTTTCAGCTGGACATGTACAGAACGATGCACCAATTCATTGTCCAACCAATATTCTGTCCAAACGGTCAGCTCGTTGTCATTATCAACGGAACCCTCACGCTTTTCAAGCAGGGAGTCATCCATTTCGCCTTTGGTGGTGTTTACGAGCATTATGTAATCCTTATGATGGCTGAGGTATTTGATACCGCTGGAAATTGTACGGTAAATGTAGCGGAAGAAATTTTATCTGCACCAAAATCCAAAACGCACACAGCGGGGTTACCGCTGACTGTGGAGTAGATCAAAGCGCCACGCGCCGTGATCGCACCAGTCCAAGCAATGTTGGTAAAGGATACGTACACCGTGGTGCCTGAAGTGCCCGTAGTGGGTACTTGGGCAATTGTTAAGGCTTTGCCCCCAGCTGTATAGCCTGATGCCACGACCTCACCCGTAGAAGTGTACGCCGCAGTGGTTGCATTAAGCGTTGCATTGTTCGTGTACAGAGCAATCTTGAACGAGCCGGACGTAAAGTTGAACGTCCCATTCATCATGCCTGTTTTAAACGAATTGCACGAATAGTTTCCTGTGAAAGCCATCAAGTCACCGCCTGTCTATATTGGCCAGATCGGTAAGCATCCTGACGCTCCATACCATCAGCCAGACGTTTGGCCAAAACAAGCGCTTCTTTGTACTTGGCGTCGTACAACTGAAGCATGTCGGCTTCGCCCTTCATGAATGTGTAGGCTTCGATCAATGAACCATACAACAGCACGGTATCAAAATTATCACCCAGCCAAGTAGTGCTGGCAGTTACGATGGACGCAGGGTAGTAGTAATAGTGCAGCTCAGCCGTGTACGCCGTATCTGGCTTAGGGCCAAGGATAAACGACAATTCAGTTGAAATAGTGCTACCGGATACCGTAGGGCCAAACAACGCGTAATACTTAGGCAAGCCTGTGCTTGATGAATTGGGGTATGCCTCACGGATGAAGTTCACGTCCTTGTTCAACAAGTACGTGTAGTTGCCTGAAGCATCTACCATCGCCAAAGAGTACACCGCCAAAAAGTCATCCGGCGAAGACAGATACGGAGTCGCTGCGGACACTACACCTTGCACGTTTTTGCGAACAGCGGGGAACTGCATCGAGTTGTATATGCGCTGTTCTGCCTGCCTAATGCAAGTATCAATTTGAGTCTTTGCAGGCACAGTCGAGCCATCAGCCAAGTACACATCTGGAAATTGGTTTTCCGTGTACGTTTGGATAGAGCTAAACAACTCGGCGTAGTTCATGCCATCGGACCTCGGGACATCACACCCTTAGTAGCTGCGCCAGTACCACGCATCTTGATGCCCGTTGTTTTGGGTTCAAACGTAATATCCCCAATCGACACGCGGCGAGTGGGAATGTTTCCACCGGGCATAGTTTTGTTGGCGGGCATAGTGTTGGGGTCAGGACGAAAACCGCCATTGTTTTCGGAGTCGTTAATATCCACGTTTTTGCCGCTCATGGTATGCGGTTGAGCATACGCCGAAGCTGGTTTGTTATTTACTTTGGCCATGACAACCTCACTTTTGGTTATTGGCGCGAGCCATGTTGCGGCCAACGGCACGCATTTGTTGGCCAGTAGGTCCACCGTTGCCACCCTTGTTACCTTTGACAGTTTTTGGGGAAACATTGGGGCCGCTATTAGCCATGACTTTGACGTTGGTTTTGCCTTTGGAGGCTACACCATCTGCTGCTGATTTATATGCCATGATTAACTCCTTATGTCGTCACAACTGTGACTGTACCAATTTGCACGCTCATTGCCAAGACATTTGGTGTCAAAGCGGCATCAAAACTACGGGAACCTCCAACTGGATTCCAACCCCACTCAAAGATTCGACTACCCTCACCAAGAGTGCCAGTCACAGTCAACCCAGAAGTTATGTAGCTACGGTCGGGGCGCGGATTACGCAGCCCCTGTGGATCGTCTACGGGGTACATACCCAACTGGAGTTGTGGATGGTCAGGGTCCCAACATTCACGACAAACCAAAAGGTTGTAAGTTTTGGTCTTGATAACTTCCGTGCGCAACTGCGTTAGCTTAAACCGCTGGCCACAACGGTCGCATTCCGCAATCGCATTCTTACCAGAGGCAAAGCGATTACCCATTAAGAACCCCCAATGTACTGCTGACGCGGCACAAAACGCACGGCGGCTTTTTCCCGGTCTTCTTCAGAAGCAAACTGCCATGCCTCATCGTATTGCTGTTTAAGAATTGATAAACGTTCTGCGCCACTTGGAACTTTCATCGCCAAGTAATAGGCCAAGCCAGCCACCATACAAGGCAAGAATCTAAAAGGAACATCCATTGTGTTCACGCCATCACCTGCATTTTGTGAGCGGCGCAAACGCCAATAAACAAATTGATACGCTTGGGAACTATCAGGAGTTGGCCACACAGTGATCGCGGGAACTTGAGCCCAGTACACAGTGGCCCCAGCGCTGTGCGCATCCGCAATTGTATTTTGCTGGCCACGGAAACAGTTATACAGGGTATACCCCAATGCAGTTTGAGCAATGTAGCCGTACTGAATAATTTCTGAACCAATTTTTATAAAACCAGTAGCAGGCAGTCTGTAATACCCACTAATTGTAATTTCTGTATCTGTATCTGAAAAACTTTGAACCACCGTGTATTCACCGTCCACAATAGAACCGGAGATACCTGTAGGAGATGTCTGCCCGTTATAACGTTGAATCCACACTTGGATTGGGCGGGCTTGTTGCAACTTGTTGGGCAACGTAGCGTACGTAGAAACACTAATACGAGTGATTGTAAGGTCTGCTTGCGTAGCTGTATTACCTGCGCCTGTACGAATAACATGTTCCAAAAGATCAACTGTGTCATCTGGTAGCGCATATGTGTTCTGCCCCGGAACTAAGTCAATAGTCCCTTGCTCAAACGTCCACATGTTGACACCGCGATTGGCCCAATCTGCAAACAGCAAATTTAAAGACCGGCGAGCGGTCCTCAAGTCATAACCAGAGCGCAACTCCGAACCCGCACGCTCGAACGCTTCCTCCACGATTTCCGTGAGGTCCATGTTGAACGTAGCAACGCCGGAGGTGGTCATGCTTTATTTCTCTTCAACGGGCACTTCAACCACAGGGGCTTCTTCAACCACAGGGGCTTCTTCAACCACAGGGGCTTCTTCAACCACAGGGGCTTCTTCAACCACAGGGG